ATTTATTTTACTATCACCACGTTTAGCTGCACTTCTTATATTATCTAAAACCCTCCAATATTCTGGACTAAACTGCACACTTGTATTCTTATCAAATACACCTTTCATAACTTTTACATTACCAGATTGTATCTTTTCAAATACATCTACATTAATACCTATTTCATCTGGTCTTACCTTTAATACCTCTGGTGCTTCTGTTGTACCCCACTCTTTTGTTTTTGGATTATAGTCTAAGTCAGAAAACTTTACATTACCTTTTGTTTTCACACCAGATTCAAATGCAATCATATGAATGTTATTATCTACCATATATTTATTTAATTTTTCTGATGGTCTAAAACCTCCAACCTTTAATAAAATATTACCTTTACCATTTCTAGGTCTAATAAATCCTACTGGTTTTACAAATCCAATGTTAGTATCAAAACCAAACGTTTTTAACACTCTGTCCATCACATCATTTCTAAAATATAATACACCATCAGTAGCAGTATCAGCATCAAACTCTGGAAATCTTTTTAATATTTCTTTTGATATAGGACCATCTTTTGCAGTAATCATATTAAAGAAACCGTCAACTCTTTCAGGGGTTGTTTGTTCGTTTAATATCTCAGATAATGCTCTATCCTGTCTATTTTCTGTGGTTGCAAATCTATCTCTTAATGTTGTAATATTATTTTTATCTAAATAATCTTTAAGTTCTTTTATTTTTCCAGGATTTTCTTTTGCCCATTGTTGCCATAAATTTTTATAAGTACCATAGTAATCAAAATTAGGGTCTTTAGCAGGCTGTCCTTTACCTGTTCCTTTAGCTTGTTGATAAGCTTCTTCAATGGTTCTTCCATCTTTTAATCTAGCATTTAAAGCACTAAATTGTTTTCCTAAATTATTTCCTCTTGTAGATACTTCAAATCCTTCTGTTTTACTATAATTATATTTACCTATCTCAACAACATCAGATAACATACTTTTAAAATCTTTAGCTTCTAATGGTAAATCTAAACCCTGTGCTAATGGTTGATATTTATTCCATTTTACAAGGTCAGTAGTAAATCCATTCTTAGGGTCTACAAATACTTCCATAGCTGTTTCTAAATCTTGCTTAGTAAAGTCTTTTTCTAATAATCCATTACGTCTTAAATCCCATATAATATTACTAGCCGTCTCTCTATTAAATCCTTTTTCTGGTTCAATGCCAAATTTCTTAGCAACATCTAACACTTCTTTTACTTGTCCTTTTTTAACACCATGTTGATGTGCAATCAATGTACCATTGTCTTTATTAGCACCTTGTATATACCAATTATCACCAAGTCTTTTGTTAATATCTTTTAGTATAGTATCTATACCATCATCTATAGTTTTTTCTGTCTTGCTTTTACCAAGTTTTGTTTTACCAAATTGTATTGCTAATGGATTATCTAATGTATACACTCCAGTAGGTTCTGGTTTTTGTTTTTCAGGATTATATCTAAATATTTGTTTTTCTAAATACTGTATTACTTTTCTTACAGTACCACCAAACATTTTATTTACTTTATTAGGTGATTGTGGTGTTACTACATTATCTCCATTTTTTGCAATCTCAATACCTTCTGGTCCAATAGGTACTGGTTTATTAAACTCATCTATAATCATCAACTCTTTATGATTTGCATGATATTTACGTCTATAAAAATAACGTTTAATTAATGGACCATTGTTATCCATTGTACCTTTACCAAATACACCATCTATTTCTTTTGTAAATGCCTCTATATCGTAATTACTTTTTGAAATAGACCTACGTAATAGCTGTTGTACTTCTGAACGTAACAACGATGGATTTGATTGCTGTATAATATCTACAACTTCATTGTAAGCACTAGACAATTCAATAGTATCTGTAATATCTTTTTCTATTATCTTTGCTTTTAATACTTCTGTTTCACTTAAATTAATATTAAACTGGTCATTTAAAACATTTTCTTGTAATGCTTCTTTTTCTTTTGATACTTCTTTATTGAGTTCTATACTATCTTTTACTGCTGTTTCAACTTGCTCTTGATTTAAACCAGATTCTTTTACTTCCTCTAGTTCCATTTGTTTTTTATTAAATTCTTTTAAGCTGTCTTTAGTAAATTCACCTTCTGCTTCTTTTACATTTTCAAATATAACATTAGCTGCAGTAGTACGTTTTGCATTTATATAAGTTACTTGTTGGTCATATAATGTTTCTTTATAGTTTTCCCACCATGCTTTATCTTGTGCTTCTAACTCTTGATATTCTTTTGTTTTCTTTACTTCTTTATCTACTGTTTCAAGATTATCTAATGTACGTACTCTACTCTTTCCATCTTTGTCAAATAATAATCTTCTACGTTGTATTTCACCTTTACGTGTACCAGACGCACCAAAGAAAAATCCTAATAAATATTCATAAACTACTTCTGGTAATGGTAAGTCTGCTCGTTGTGCAGTAATACCAGTATATGCAGAACCTATTGTACCACGCAATGCTACATTAATAGCTTGCATTTGCTCCATAGACATTCTATTAACAGCATTTTTAACAGCATCTTTACCCAAGCTAGCAGTAGCTGGATTACTCATTAATTTAGCTATATCTACATATTGTGCTACACCACCAAATACAGCACCAGCAATAGCACCATGCATGCCTGCTTCTGCCATACCCTTTGGTCCTTCTTTCCACGCACTAACACCAAGACCAATACCGAGGTGTATACCCTGTTCAGCAGTTTCTCTAAATCGTTTAGAACCCAATATACCTTTATTAAAAAATCCAGAGGTCAATAAATTATTTTTACCCATAGATGCTTTCATATTATCAACTACAATATCAGCTATTTTCATAGGTACAGAACGCAAGTATACTTTACCTTCTACATTCTTAGCAAGATTAAAGTTACCTATTTTTAAACGTTTAGCTGTTGCAGATAATGCATCTTGATATGCTTGACTAGCACCAACAATTTTCTCTTGTGCAAGTCCTGCTCTTGTAGCAGTTTTTACTGCACCTTTTGCTGCTGCTCTTTTTGCAACAGTACCAGGTAATGATGCACCCATAGAAAATACACCCATAATAACATCTGGTGCTAAACCTACAAGGTGCCCTACTTTATTTGCAATAGATTCTGTGGTAGTATCAGCATCTTCTGCCCATCCAAGAGTAGTAAACCCTTCAGCAAGTCCAGATACAAATTGATTTAATGTAGACCCCAAATTAGACTCAGATGCTTTCATATCTCTATTAAAAGACATACCAGCATCTTTAAAAGTTTTTTCTATAAAATCAACATCATCTTCATTAAATGAAGTAGGATTATTTTTATAAATTAAATTTAATCTATTATAATAATCTTCTGGAGTTATAGCATTGATAGATGCTAATCTATTTAAATATTGCAGCTGTGGATTCATTTACTTGACTGCTTCTAAATATCTATCAAATTGAGTTAATAATGCACCCACTTTATTTTTTTGGTCATCAGGTGCTTTTGTCATATCAATTTTTTCTAAATATGTTTTATATTGCATAATACTATCTATTCTATCTTGTGAAGCTTTAGAAGTTCCTGAAACAACATTAGTTATATGTGCTTTAATTTCTGGTTGATTTACATAATCAACTACATTATTAATCCTATACCCCACATCAGGGTCATAATCAAAAAATAATCTACCTGCACCTTTTACAATGCCACCTACAACACCCCAATCTTCCCATTCATAACCTTTTCTAGGTTGTTCCATTTGTTCTGCTGTTTTTTCTTCTATTTGTCCAGTAGCTACACCAGCTAAAATATTTTGTGACTCTAATAAACCCGCATCCATTACAGCTTGTGTTTTTGTAAATTCATCTTCTTGTCTTTGAATACCTAAAAGTTTTTTTTGTATATCAAAATCAATTAATGCTTTTTTTGCGTAAGACTCTATCTCTCTTCTAGGTTCATTAAAATCTCTTAATGCTCCCAATAATGTTGATAAATTTTTTATTGTTTCATTACTTGCCATATTATCCCCCCATCATATCCATTAATGATTGTCCATAGTTTTTGCTTGTTAATCCTTTATCTGCTGCTGCTTTATCTAAAGCAAATCCTGCAGCTTGTATGTCACGCATACGTGATGCTTCTCTCATACTTAAATCAAATCTTTGCTCTCTTGCTTGTAAAGACCTAGCCATTTGTTGATTTGCAAACTCTCTTTGTGCTAATTGCATAGATTCTTGTCCAGCTCCAGTTTGTAAATTAGTCATACCTATTTGACTAGAAAGTTGTTCTTGTCCTAAATCATATCCCATAATAGCTTGTTGCTGTTGCAATTCTTGACCTTCAATAAACATTTGTCTTCTTGTGTCAAATTCTTGCTGTACTTCACCTACAGTATTTTCTAACATTTGATATTGAGTTCCTAATAACTGTTTAAACTCATCTCTTTTAGCTTTTTCTTTATTTCTTTTTCTTTTACTTCCAAAAAAACCTGATATACCAGATATTATTTTACCAGCTTTTTTAAATTTTTTATATTTAGCAGAACCTGAAGCTATTCCTGCTATCACAGTACCTAACATTATTCACCCTCCTTTTTAAATGATTCAAAACTTTGTCCTAAATCTTGCATTACATTTAACATATTAAATTGAGTTGCAACTTTCATAGATGCTTCTTTTTTTGCTTTCATATACATTTCTTGATTTTGCATTTCTTGGTCCATCACTTCTGATGTTAAACCTTGCATTTTACTTATTTGATTTTTGATTAAATCTGCTCCTCTTTTTCTTCTAGGACCATAATCATCACCAAAATTTCTTAATTCATTTTCTAGCTTCATATAAAAATCTATATTAGATGGATTATTTGCAATTTCTTGTATAATTCCTGCAAACTTTGGTGTTCTTCCATAATTTGTACCATACTGAAATTGTATATCTGCAATCACCGTTTGTACATTAGATGGTAATTCATCAAAATTTTTACCAGTAAGTTTACTATAAGAATCTTTTATCTTATTTGAATATTGTTCCTTAGCCATCATATCTATTTCATTAACTTCTTCAATACTTAATTCTAATCCACCAGTTTCTTTTAGCTTTGCAACTGCTTTATCTTTTTTAGCTCCTAAATATGGGATTAACTTATCCTGTAATTCTTTAGAAAGTCCTGATATAGACGTTGCATCTTGTTGGCCTAAATCAAAACCTGAAGCAATAGTAACACCAGATTGTCCCATAACAGAACCATCATTATTTTCTGGTATATAAGCTTTTGTAATTGCTTTACCTTCATTTTCTTTTATAAAATTAAAATCTATTCCCATTTAATATCCCTTCCCTGTATTTATAAACATATCACTATTCATGCTAAAATTATCGTTTTTATTATCAAAAGGTTCTTCTTTCATTTGAGCATTACTATCTAATACTATATTTGTTGTTCCCGCTGTAAAATCATTTACTAAATTATTATATATATTTACATCAGAATTAAATCTAGGTTGTAATTCACGACCTCTCATAGCTTCTCTTCTTTCATCAATACTTAAATCAGAAAGTTTTACATTTTCTCCAAAAGCTTCTAATCCAACTCTTCCCATTAAACTATCTTCTTTTATTTTACCAGCTCTAAAATCTGTTTTAAAATCTTTTACCGCTCCTTCTAATGCGTATGTAGATTCATCAAAAGCTTGTGCACCCATTACACCTGCTGTTAAATCTTGTACAAAACCTGACCCAGTATCTACTTTATCTTTAAAAATATCTGATGATTCTGCGCCTAATTGTGCTAATATTAATTGTTCTTGTGTTGCCATATTATCTCGCTTCCTCTAGTTGTGTTTTCATCCATCTTCCATCTACTTTGATATATAAATAATTATCATGTCCTTCTTTTACAACCTTTCTATCACCATCTTCACCTTGTGAATTACTTGGTACTTGTTTATTTACCTCTATTGGTGTTTCATATTGTTCTTTAATTTCTTCAATATCATTTACATTATCTTTTATAGTCTGTATTCTATCTAAAATTCTTTGTTTTTTTATCATCGTACTGCTTTTTCCCTATACACTATTTGAATATCGTTAATTTCAAATCCAGCGTTTACAGCCCCTGTACTTTTTAATGCTATACCAAAGCTCACTAAGTTCTTAAAAGTGTCAGGAACAGCTAATTTAAGCGTTTTAAAGCTATTTGTAGTGTTTGACAATGTATCTCCGCTTTGATTTGCAGTATCTGGTATATCTGTTAATGGAACTGGTGTATTGTTTCTTTTTGTACCAAATCCTTGTAAAGTAATATTAGCAGTTTGTTTACAATTTATATAAATAGTATTAATATTTTTATTTACCATAGGTGTACCAAAATCATATTCTTTTGACTGCATAATAACACCAGTTTTTGTAAATGATGTAGGACTATTAACCCATTTTACAAGTTTTGCATCATTACTTTGTATTTCAACCCAATTGATATCACCATTATTTCTAGTAATAATATTACTAATATCGTTAGTATTTGTAGTGTCGCCAATAAACCAAGACTGTGATTTAATATCATACATTAATACATTATTAGCAGATTGATTATTAGTAATGTATACTTGTTTAGTTTTAGGTATAAATCCTATTACATTATTATCATGGTAATAATTTGACTCCCAATCATCAAAAACAGATTGTCCGTTTTCATTTATATTTATATCTACTATTCTTTGTCCATCATATATAAAAGCACCATATTTATTAAACCAAGCTACAAAACCTTCACCTTGTACAACATGATAATCTTTTTCGCATCCTTTAAAATTAAATGATGCTTCTAAAAACTCTATATTTCTAGATACATTAATAATAAATAAATTTCTTTTTTTAAATTGTAACAATTTATTACCAACACTAGATAATTTTATAATACTATCTCCGTCTTCTATTGCTGCATCTATAAAGCTTTCTTCTTCAAAAAAATCAAACTGGTTTGGTAATGACTTCAAAACTCTATCAGACTTTGTAACTATTTCACCATCAGCATTTTCATATTGGACATTACCAACATATAATCTTCTATTTATAATAGTACTAGTTTTAAACCCTGTATTTACTGGACCTATAACAGAACCTTTATCTATTAAACTAGGTTCTACTGTTTTTAACTCTGTTATTTCAAAAGGTTGTGCATATAAACTACTACTGTACAAATTACTTGGATATTCAAATTGCTCTTCACTATTAATTGTTACAGTATTTAACAACGAATAAGAATTAGAACCTGCATAACGAACACCTTCTTCAAAATCTACTTCAGCAAATAAATATTTAGGACCTAATGTACCTGTATTAATTTCTCCATCAGCTCCAGATGCTATATTAATATCAGTTACGTGGGCCCAATATAATTTAAATCCTGAATAATTTTTTTCTCTACCACCCATTCTACCTAATAATCCAAAATATAAATTTTGTTTTTTATTAGAACTTGCATTCTGATGTATGTGTCCTATATGTATTGATTCTGATTCTTGTTTATTACCATTAAAATCTTTATAAACTTTAGAAGCAAATAATACATATCTTGTTCCTGTAATAACATCTATATTAGAACCTGTATCTGCAGCATTATCTCCTGAAAAACCAATAAATACGCCCATACTACCTTCAGTGCTATCAGTGTAAGGATTAGACCCAACAACAGAATCATCCCAATCATCTAAAATTTGTTCAGCAGCTGTTGCAGTTAAACCAAATCGTTCTGGATTTGTACTGTCACTATTTGCTGGAAACATAAATACTTCTGAACCATTACCTGGAGTATGAAATCCATTAGTAAAACCATCAGCTAATGAATTATACATTTCATCTGGTTTAAACTTATCAACATTAGACCTACCTCTTATTGGTGCTATATATAAATCATTTGTAGAAAAACTACCAGTATCTTCATGGTCTATAGCAGTATTACTACCACCTAATCTTCTAATAAACTTATAATAACTAAATACTTTAGGTTTGTTTGTGCCAACAGAACTTCCAAAATGTGGAACTACTCTTACAGCTCCATCAATATTATACATTTCTACTTTAGCAGCAGTGTCTCCATAAGATATTTCATCGTTTTCTAATACATGACCATTGCTATTGCAATCTAAAATACTAACTCTTTTAGGTGATGCTGTAATATTATTTATTAGTAAATACTCTGTTTCTGTAATAGTAGCAGGACTACTTAAATTTCTATCTGCATTATAGTGCAATAATCCATTACCATAGTTTAAAGTATCTATAGCATTTAAAGCATTGGCAGTTAAATTAAATTCATCTCCGATAACTTTCAATTTTCCTGGTACTTCATTACTAAGATTTAATAATACCTGAAATTCATTATCAGCTAAATCCCTAGGTGATGTATTATTATTAAGTCCTCCACTAAAATTACTTACGTTTATTGCTTTTTTTGGCATTTGTTTTTCTCTTTGTATTTATATTTCTTTGTTTTCTAGTATCATTCAAGGTTACCCCTGGTGGTGGTCCACCAATAGAATTACTCGTTATTGGTTTTTCCATCAATCATTTCCCCCCACACAGTAGTTTGTCCATCAATAATTTCAACTACTTCAACTTTAAATTTTCCATTATCAAACCAATCAATAATAGCAAAGCCATGACCCCAGTTATGTAGCCTGCCTTTTAGCCATTTATTATTTTTATGGTCCATTTTTTTAAGACAACCCATTGACCAAGCACCAATGTTACCACCAAGCTTAGTCAATGTATGTCTTTGTATATCATGAGTATGTCCATATATAACATTCTCACCATATGTTTCCAGGTGTTTTTTTGCATGATATGTAGTTGCAAAAGCACCATGAAAAAACGCAAGCTTACCTATTTGTATGGGTAAGTTGTGTTCTTTGTATTTGTATCCCCTTTCTTTGATTCTACATTTTTTTTCAAAAGTATAATCGTTGAGATAAGGATACTTATTAGCAAAATTATCCAACCAGAGGTCATGGTTACCTTGGAGTAAATACTTTTCTTTACATCCAACTTGTTTAAGAACTTCATCCCACTCATCCAATCCTTCATTTACTAATCTTATATCTTCTTCTACTAGAGGAAGTTGAAACTCTAAAGGTGGTAACTTCTTGTCTTTATATCGCCAAGCTGATACAGACTCCCACTCTCCAACATCCCCAAGGTTTACAAAAACCTTTGGTTTTATTTTAAGTATTGCTTGCTTAACACACTCTACTGCAGCTCTATCTTCTAAAGGATAATGCTGGTCTGGTATTACAATACCACGCTTTTTAAGTTTCAATGAAACCTCCTATTTTTTAGCTAATGCTTTTTTTACTTCTGACCAAAGCTTGTCATCTAATTTATTAGAAGATTTAGCTACTAACCAATCTCCTAAATGCATAATAACTGCTTTGATAAGTTTTTCTGTTCCTAAACTAGTAAGAACTTTTCCAAGTACTGGTCCCATTATTTTACCTCACAATCTTCTTCACAAGCTTCAATGCCTTTCATATAACCTTGATGCTCGATTATCATTTGTTTAACTTCTGCTAATCTTTCATTAGCACTTTGTAATTCTTGAACAAGAGTATTATGCTGCTCAACTAACGTTTCCATTTTTGTTTCAGCTTCTTTTTTCAAGTCTACTTTTTTTTCTTTTGCCATTTGACTGGTCTCCTATTATGTTATTATCTATATCTTGCAGTTTTCTTTGCAATTTTTTTAGGTTGTCTTACGTGTTGTTTTCCTTTTTTATTACCCTTAGCTTTTGCTCTATTAGTAGCAGCTTTTTCACCTTTTGATAATGCTTTCCAAGCAGCATCAGGTAAATAACGTTTTTTACCTTTACTAGGTTTGCCATCAGATGTTCTCCATTTTTGAGAGCCCCATTTCTTCAAACTCATCTGTGACTTTTTCATTGGCATTATCTATAACCTCCACCTTTTGCTTTGTACTGTCTTGCAAGCATTTGTGCTTTACGTGCAGACCATTGTCCAGGTTTACCGCCTTTACTACCAGCTTTTATTCTTTGAAATAATCTTTTACGCATAGTAGGTTTAGTGTAATTACCAGCTTCATTTACTCTTGATTTAGCTTTTTTTGGCATTAATAGTCCTTTACTATTTTACCATCTTTAGTTTTTCTACCCATTTTTGATTCACGTAAACGTTTAAGATTTTCCCCTGTTTTTTTTCTTTGTTCTGTTCTTTTTGTTTTAAATTTCTTAACACCTTCAACAACTTTTTTACCAAACTTTCTACCCATTTCATTTACAGTTTTAGTTGGACCGCTTAATCGTGGACCACGTCCCATTGCTTTATCAACAGGTCCATCATTCATATTATCTGTACTATTTTGACCTGAACCTCTTTGTGTTTGTGCATAGTTGTCAGTACTATTTTTTATTTTTTTCATAACTATCTCCTAATATCTCATTGTTGATTTCTTTTTTTTAGTAGTCTTTTTTTTCTTTGGTCTACCTCTTTTAGTTCCGTATGTACCTTTACCTTTTGGCATATCTAATCTCCTTTACCATTTAACTTTATTTGCCCAATAAGCAGCACTCATTGGACCTTTTGCTATGTTTTTTCTATGTCGAGCTTTGAAACTTTTACGTTTCATTTTTATACGTTTTGACTCACCTGCTTTTGGTTTACCAGCTGTCTTAGCTCCTTGTTGTCCAAAACGTATAGTTTTTATTTTACCACCTGATTTTGCAACTACTATATGTGATTTAGTAGGGTGTCCTGGAGTTCTTTTAGGTTTATTATATCCTGATACTCCAGCTCTTGTAAGTCTTGAATCTTTTTTTCTAGTCATTACTTTCTCTTCTTTTTAACTATAGTTTTTATTTTACCATTTTTTGTTCTAGCGTATTTATGTGTAGCTGTTTCACGTATTAATGTTCCAGAATGACGTTTACCCTTCCACATCCAAGTAACAGTTCTTGCCATTACTTACCTACTTTTTTCATTGCTATATTATGCGATTCTCCAAAAGTTTTACCTTTTTTCATAGCTTTTACCATAGTATCTATATGATTTCTTGTATGGTGCTTAGAATGACGTTTCATAGCTTGCATTTGTCTTTTAGTTAAACCACTTAAACTTACATTTTTAATTTTCATCCTTGACCTCTACTTCTTTTTTTATAGTATTTTGTACTAGTTTTAGTTCCATATTTTGTATTATTAGACATTCCTTGACGAGTTTTCTTTTTTCCATTGCTATGTCTTTTAGCATTATTTCCAAATACTCTACGCATGATACCTAATATACAATTTATTTTATTTCTTTCCTAATTTTATCAAAAACTTCACGTTCATCAAATTTCATAGATATTCCAGGTTCAAATCTTATAACCTCTACACCCTTTTCAAATATAATAATAGTAGGAACTACTTTAACCTTCCATTCTTTTTGTATAACAGCACCAATAGTTTTATTAGATAAATCTATTTCTGCTATATAACAATCTTTTAATTGTTCTAGGGGTAATCTATTTTTATAATTCCAAGAAGCATTCACTTGTACCACAGCACACTCTTCTAGGTTCATTAGTTGTATAGATTGAAAATTATCTAAATTAACTGATTGCGAGTGCAATGCAGAAAAAGATAGTCCAAACCATAAACATAACGATAACATTGTTTTTTTCATCATCTAACCTCATTTATTATTCATGTCAATAAGTGTTTGAGTTATAGCTTTTGTATCTTCTTTAATATCATCTACTTTCTCTTCTAACTTATCAACTTTACCTTCAGTATTTAATATTGAATCACGTATCATTTGGTCTTTTAAATCATACTCCATACGTGAAACCTCTGGCTCAGGTAGTCTTTTAGCTTCTTCTATATCAGCTTGTAAAGAATACCATAAACCAATAACCATACCTATAGTTACAGCAATACTGACTGCTGTTTCTATAGACAATGTAAATTTACTATCTTTACCTATCTCCATTTTTATCCCCTATTTGTTTTATCATTACGGTGCAAATCCTCCACTCTGGAAAGTTATGTTTCCTGTTATTGCAGAACTATCAGTGCTAGCATTAGTTATAGTAAAAGTAAATGCACCAGTACCATCTTTGTTAGAAGGATTATGATGCCATCCTGGTCTTAATTTTAATGTACCAGAATTAAAACTAGCTAAGGCACTATTTAACTGCGATATACTAGAAGTTCCAGTAGTACTTGTACTTGGTGTACTTCCATCTGTAGTAAACTGAAATATTAATGAACCAAATGGTCCACCGCTTGTAGTAAAGTTTTCTACATCGCAACCTCCACTACCTCCACTAATTGTTATTGTAGCAAAACTATTTGCCATATCTTTAGTTCCAGCTTCTCCACTGCAATGCAATCCTGTATTACCACTCGTACTTATAGTTACGCCAGCACTGTGATTATAGCTATAAAACTCAGACATTTCATGTGGTGCTACACCATCAGGTCTATCAGCAGCAGCATTTGCTGTGTTGATAACGTGAGAAAAAAATGTACCAGTACCATCTGACAAACTTTTCAAACTAGCATTTGTTCTATTACTAGCATAACCTAGCTCAGATTGTATCTGACTTATTTTTATTTCACCTGATGATTGTAAAGCCACTTATTACTCAGCGTCTTTAATTGCTTGATACTCTACTAATTCAGCTTCTAATTCTGCTAATGATGTTTCTAAACTTGCTTTTTGAGCTTCTACATCTGCTATAGCACTATCAACATCTTTAGTTTCTTCATAATCTAAAACAGTAACATCATTACCATTTGGATTTTTCATTACTCTGGTATGTTTAATTAATACCATTTTTGGCGAATCAACTGATTCTACAGCCTCTGCTGCACTTATTACTTTAGCCATTTAACTTCTCCTTAAGTTCGTTAATTTGTTGTTGTTGTTCATTTACTGCTTCTATTAATAAAGAAACAATTTTTTCATATTTAACTGCTTTGTATCCACTATCTCTAGTTTCTACAACTTCAGGTAAAACTTTTTCTATTTCTTGTGCTATTACACCTACATCGTGTCCTTCGTTAGGATGTATTTCTTTATCTACAATCCAATCAAACTCAACACCTCTAATCTTAGATACTTTATCTAAAGCATTATCTATAGGTTTAACATTTTCTTTTAATCTTTCGTCTGAAGAATAATATGCTATAACATCATTACCAGCTCTAATAACTCCATCAGTTGTATCTACTGCTACATTAACTCCTAATGAACCTCCGTTTAATACTAGCCCGTCTCCATTCCAAGTACCTCTAATGCTATTACCAGCACTAAATCTAATATTGTTAGAACCATTACGGTAAAATCCTAAATCAGGGTCATCTACAAAACTCAACGATGGAGCAGCTGCACTACCACCTGAAACTTTTAAACCATTTTTAGAAATTCGAGCACACTCTACATCTCCGCCTGCATCTCCAATAACCCATCTAAAATCTCCACCATATCTTCCAATTCTTGACCTAAAATATCCTGTACCATTATTATCGTAATATGCCAGTGTTGCATTTTCATAAGCATTACTACCAGGTGTGTCGGTTCCACCTAAAAAGTTAATACCAGGGGAATAATCACTTCCACCGTGTTCTACATATATATCTTTTGCATCAAGATATCCATTAATTTTTAAAAAAGTATTGTAAATATCTAATATACCACTTCCATTAACTACTACATCCATACGACTTGAACTACCAGTATTTTGTTGCAAGTATGTATTACCACCTGCTCCGTCAAGTATAAGTTTTTTAGTATTAGCTAACTCCAATCCAGTAGTGGTTAATCTTGCTATTTCAAATCCAACACTAAATCCTATAACGTTTCCATCAGGGTGAAATATTCCACATTGGTCGTTAAACCACCAGGTATAATCAGGTGTAGTAGCAGTTGAATATCCATTATTAGCTCTAATATATGCTTTAGAGTTATTATTAATTGGTCCAAAAACATGATTAACAAAACTTCTATTGACAGAACCAAATCTATATCTTTCATCCCCAGAATCTGTATAAACTTTAACTGCATTATCTGCAATATCTATTCTATCGTTAACACCATCTGAACTACTAAAGTTTCTTCTTAAACTTAAATCTTCATCATAAGCACCTACAATACCACTATCTACTATAATTTTATTATTAAAGTAAAATTTACCTCTATCAGTATTTATATGACCCCAACCGCTATTAGCTGGTCCTAATTCTATATAACCATTATCAGTTATAAATCTATGATATGCAGAACTACTACCTGTATGTGCGTGATGATAATGAGCCCTAGTATCATCTACATATAATTCTAAATAATCAGTTGTATCTCCATTTTGATACAATCTTAAAACATTATTTGATAGTAATTGCATAGCAAGACCTTCTGTACCCGATTGTCTTGTCCAAAATCTTAAATGTCCACTTCTATTAGCTTGACTACCATCAGTTAAATAAGATGATATTCTTGCCACACTATTTGTACCACTTTGACTATGACCAAATATTAAACTTCCACCACTCCCAGCACTTGTTTGTGTATTTCTAATTTCAAATGAAGGGTTAGAATTATATCCCATTATTGCACTACCGCTATTAAGCATTAAAAGCATTGCTTTACTTGTAGCTCTATTATAAAAATATATTTGACTTGAATCGTGTTCTATACTTATTTCATTACCGCCACTTCTTGAAAATCTTATCATTTGGTCTGAACTACTAGCAAGTCTTAAATTATTATTGCCGCTTATATCCATTGTAAAGGTTGACCCTGGCGTTGTTTGGTCTGTTTCACCATATCCTAGTCGCATACTATGTGCTACTGTTAACTTACCATTTGTAGTTACAGCCATAGCTCCGCCAGCTTGTCCATGATTAGTATCTCCCCACCAAAAACCTCTATTATCTGTATTACTCATTTGGAATGTCATAGCATAATCAGTACCTAATCCACCAAAAGTAAAACTATTTTGCATACCTATTGCATAAGCAGAAGCACTCCAAACTCTATATTTATCTCTAGTTGAAGCTGCTGGCATTACAATCTTATTTACACTAGTGAAACTTAAATCTAAACCATTACCATTTACTCTCATTCTTTCAGTGCCATCAGCTATAAAACGTGTTTGATTAGTTTCTATAGAAATCATATCGGTATTATTTTGACTTCTTAATTCTAAAATCTTTCCTGATTGACTTGTTACTATTACTTTACCAGTATCCCAAGTTAATTGTCCATAATCAGCAGCAGCACCCCATTTAAATACACCATCTCTTAATGTAGCTCTCGTAGTACCATTTCTACCACCATCTCTAAATTCTATAGGGTCTGTACCACCTGAGTATAATCTTAGTTCATGTGATTCTGCACCAACGCTTAATCCACCACTACCATTGTCAAATATTCTTTGGTCATTAGCAAAATTAAGTCTTACTGGTTGCGTTATTTGTAAAACACCATCAGCTAAATACATTTGTTCTTCACCGCCAGTAGTAAAACTTATTGCATCAGCTGACCTACGATACATACCAGTATCAGTATCGCTATCAAAACTGTAAGCAGGTGAAGCTGCACTTCCATTGCTAGTATATACATTTCCACCAGTCTTTAAATTTCCACCAGCTTGTATTCCTTCTTCATGTGCAAAACCATAGTTATTTAAATTTTCTAATTGATTTCCATGTAAAGAATAACCAGTAATACTATTTTCTATTGTAGGTGTGTGTATTGTATGGTCGCTATAATGATTATTATCTCCCATACGAAATATTTTAACTTCATAAGCAGAATTAGCTGTTACATAAACTTGAAGAACTTTTTCTCCATAGGTATTATCACTATCTTGACTTAATACTCTTACACCAGTAATTCTATTTTGGTGTCCACCACAATTTATAACAGTAAAGTTGCTATCCATAAAACTTCTTAACCAATGTAGTCTAATAAATCCGTGGTCACCAGAATCTCCGTCTGTAACTAATATTTCTCCAGCTTTTCTACCACTTGTGTTAGTAGCTACTGTCATCCAACCTGGACCTACTGTAGCAGAAGCACTACCTTGTCTTCTAAAAAATCTTGTTGAATCATATCCGTCTAATGTAGCAGCATTTCCACCACCACTATTTGCAGCAACATAATCTGCAATAGCTGCAGAAGTCATTACAGTAGTATCATTATCTGCGAACGATTCAGATGATGTTGTTATTGCTGATGCTAAAAAGTTTGCTACCTGAATACTATTTAAATCTGCTAATGTACCTAGTCCTAAATTAATTTTTGCATTGTGTGCATTTGTAGCACCAGTACCACCTTCTGCTATTGCTAGTGCTGTACCTAATGTTAAAGAACCAGGTATATCAACTACTCCACTACCAGTTAATTTCATTCTTACACTGGATTTTAAATCATCACTATCGGCAAATATGAAGTCGCTACTATTATCTGCCACTCCCATTCTTAAAGCCCTAACACCAGTTCTTTCCATTTTAAGAACTACTGGACTTCCTGTAATATGCAAGTTAGCATCAAGATTTTGTTCTCCAATACCAACACGACCATTAGATTTTTTAATAGTCAATACATTAGAAGATGTTCCGTAAGAATAAACTTGAAGTAAATCAGAACCAGTTCTGTATCTTAACTGCATTTCAGCATCGCCAAAATCTAATCCAGGGTCACCATCAGCATCTTTTAATCTAATAATACCAGTACCATTGATTTGCAAATCTCTATTAGCTGTTGTACCGCCAATACCTACATTTCCAGATGAATTTATAAATAAAGCAGTTTGACCAGCTGTAATTAAAGATATTTGGTCACTACCATAAGTTGCACCATTACCAAATACAATAGCTGCAGGAGTACCACCAGTTTCATTTTCATTAACAATACCCCTGGTCATTATATAACCATCGTATGATACTAAAGAATCTCCAGTTAAAAACGAAGATGTAGCTGTGCTATTGCCACCACCAATAGGTGTTACAGTAGTACCTACTTTAGTATATAATTGATTACCAGTATAATCATATACTAATTCGTACTCTGATAAAGCAGCAGCACTAGGTGCACCATCACCTCGTTTAATTAAAAATCTATTTGCCATAACTCTGTATTAAGCTTGATATATTCCAAAATCTAAAACTGAACCAGTATCTACAGTTGCAGCTATTGTAAGTCTAACAGGTTTATTAAATTGAAATCTATCTGTACCATCATTATTTATCCAAGTTAAAGTTGGTGCAGTACCATGCGTACCTATAGTAAGACCAGCTCCATTTACTCCAGCAGCTGATGCTGGGTCAGCACTAATATTACTAGCTACAACAATATTTTTATCTTTAACTGTTAAGTTATCAGAATCTACAGTTGTTGTAGTACCTTCTACTGTTAAATTACCTGTTATTGTTACATTGTTAAAACCTGTAATATTTTTACTTGAATCTACTACTACGGCTTTAGAAGCTGCTACTGTACCTGCTGTTGCTGTAGTACGATTTAACTGTGCTGCAGTAGCTGTTACTGCAGTTCCACCTATTTCTAATGATGATACATTTAACTCACCACTACCACCATAAATAGCTGCTTTATTTGCAACCACTGTACCAGGTGAAGCTCCATCTAACCTATTTAATTCAGCTGCTGTTGATGATGTTTCTAAAGTAACTTCACCATTTGTTACATTAAAATCTAAATCATTAAATTTAGCCATACCTATTTGTGAAGTACTAGCAGTTCTAATTAACGCTGTTGGTGTAATAGTAACTGGACTATTACTAGTTTGTTTACCGATATAAAGAATATCATTATGTCCATCATATGCTAATTCAGCATTTGCTAAACTACCTGGTACACCGCCACTGCCATATGCGTTTCTTTTAATTTGTAAAACATTTGCCATATCATTCTCTCCTTATGGTGTATATGTACCACCATCTATTAGTTCATCTTGTAAAAGAACATCTTCGTCCTTTACACTTATTGTTGTTTGGCCTCCAGACTCAGCAGTTTCTATCCCTGTTCCTGCCACTATATCTGAACTAAAGTTATCTGCTTCTGTAATTACTACATCTGCAGTGCCATTATCCACTTTTAATTTATTGTCATCATAAAAAACAATTTTTTTATACACATCTTTAATCTTATTAGGACTTGTTAAACTTCCACCCATAATTATCTCCTATGTATTTTTTATCCTATCTTCATAACTAGAAACTGGTATAGCTGGATTACTAATATCGGTATATATAGAATCGCTTGCCAACCCAATATCTGTATAAGATAC